ATCGAACACGGCAAATTGGAGCGGCGTGGCGCTGAGTGGCGAAACTTCCTCGAACCAAGGGCCGCCATTTTGCACCGCAACGCGCGCGACCTGAAAACTGGCCTTGCCCCGATGGCCATCCCGGCCGCAATGAATTTCTCCATCCAACGGCACGCCCGGCAGGTTGCGCGTGAACCACTTGGGCGCGGCGATGATATTGCCGCCGCGGGTCCAGAACCGGCGGCCATCCCAATAGGCGCGGCAGCCATTCAGTTTCTCGCTGGCCAGCCAGCCCACTACGCTGCATTGGCCGCGCAGGTCCACGGCCAGAGTCATTTGGTTTTCATCAATCACACAGTCAGTATCGGCTTCTTCGATTTGAATGTCAAGCATGAAAATCAAATGGCGGGAAATTTGAAAAACAGCGGATGGCAGGACACGCAATATACACCCGCGCCTTGCGCACCATTGCCGCCCTGCGGCGACTTTGCCCAAAACGTCCCAATCTGCCTGAAAGCGGGCCGATGGCTTATATCGAATCCTGGCGCGAAAAGTGACCTTGCGCGGACCATGCAAAACATACGCGGGCAAAATAAAAACGCGCCATAACGCATTATACGCGCAAGAATATTCGCATTTTACCAATAAAACCGCATGAATCCAACTTTCAACGATTTTGCGCCGCTTTACGACTTCAGCCTGGTCGAGAAGGCCGTGCAGGCGTTTTTCTGCTCGGATGCGCTGGATGCGCCATTTGTGGCGCCCAAGGATGATGATGATCCAGATCGTGAAAAATGGACGGCGGGCGCGGATGGGATTGCCTTTTACACGGCGTTCCAGGCGCTCACGTTTACCAAATGCCGGCCCCGGGTCTTTATTGGCCTGAACAACATCACGGAATATCCCTCGGCTAAAATCATTGACGCCAATGGCGTGCTGCGATCGAGCGCATGGAAGGCGGCGCTGAAGTTTGGCATTATCACGGAGCCCAATTACGTGCTGCACACGGCGTTGTGCTCGACGGTGCTGGCCATTATCCCACAGCTCCAGCCGCTGCCCACGCCGGATGGGAGCGGCATTGCCCAGGGCGGTGTGAACAAGTTTCTGCAGTATCACGAGGTGGGGTTGTTTGCGCTGGCGGATGCCAGCACGCACATAACGCCCGAGGACGGCAATTACAATTCACCCATCAACGTGAACATCACTTTCTCCGTACGCGCGAGTGCGTGGCCGGGGGGAATACAAAACGCCTGACACTCAACACTCAACACTCAACACTCAACCAACTATGACACCAGTAATTCTTTATACGTCGGCAGGAATGCCGATTGGCACGCGGGCGGTGGTCCACTTCTACCGCCCCACAAACGCAAGCGATGGACTCACGCCTGCCAGCAATGTGGCCGCCGTAATGGCGGCCGGAGTATTAACCACGGACCTCGGGGCCTTTGTAATTGAAGACCTCACGCTGGACCTGCCCGGCACACTGGTGGAGCGCAACGGCGCTTATGGCGAGGACGGCGACAAGGCGCTGGTGCGCAAATCGCCCACGCTGAACATGACGGCGCAAATGGCCGGCGCGGGCACGCCGACGCTGTGCCCCGGTGATTATTGCGAGATAGCAATCGGGATGCAGAAGACATCCACGCCGACAGTCCTGGTGCCGATTGCGACCTCGCGCTGGTTCCTGGATGGCGACAGCATCAGCATGAACCAGAATCAGGCGAACAAGTTTGCCTTGAAATTGCAGTTCGACCGCCAGAACAGCGGAGCGATTACGGAATTTTAAAAGGCCCGGCGGCGTGGCAGCGCCGCCCTACCGAATATGTCTGGAGCGCTTCCATTTACGGATGCGGATTTTCCGGGTTATGCGGAGGCCGTCGCGCGCGAGCATCTGGTTCGCAGCGCGGCGTGCCTGGGGCTGAATGAGAAGATCTGCGGGCTGGAGGTAAAGCCGCTCATGGCTTATCACGTGCGCTGGCTGGTGCTCAACCATAGCCCGTTTCTGCTGAAAGTATCCGCCGAGGTGCTGGCCGAAAAGCCGGACATCCTGGGCGACGTGATGAAGTTCCTTTGGGTGGTATCGCCGATGTTCGAACCGGGTGTCAAGTGTCAGGTGGCAAGTGGTACGTGGTGGGTGTCAAGTGTCAAGTGGCGGTTGCGCAGGTGGTTAAGGCTGGAGAATGCGCGGGACAAATTCAACCGCATTTTTGCGCCGATCCTGAAGCAGCGCATTGATACGGTGTGCCGGGAAATTCTGGAGTACGTGGACGAAGCGTATCTTGACGCGGGCGAACCGGGCCGCGGCGATAAGAATTATTACGAGTTCGAGGTGTCCATTGCCGATGAATTGCATGAGCACTACGGCTACCGGGTGGATTTCTGGCGCGAGGTTCGCGTTCCCAAATGGAAATTCTGGCTGGGGCCGGTGCGTGATTTAAACCCGGTCCATGTGCCGCTCAAGCTGGTGTTTCAATTCCGCAAGTGCCGCGACCAGAAGCGGGGCCGGACGGTGAGCAACAGCAGCGAACGGTTTATAAGCGCCGGGCTGGAGGCGATGAATGCGCGCAGCCGCCGGGTGCGTGAATATGAAGCGGACCTTGGCAAACAGCCGGCGCCGGTGATGAATGGCGGGCGCGGAGGGTATTGGGATTATGAAGGCGGCGCAGCAGCACCGCCCTACCACGAAAACTGACCAATGACTTCACAAGAAGAGATTCTTTTGCGGATGGGGTTTAACGCCGAGGCGGTGCAGCGCGGGACGGCGGCCATGATGAGCGCGCAGCGCTCGGCGTCGGCAGATTTCTCCAGCATCTGGTCCAAGGCGGCGGGGCTGTTTACGATTGGCACCATGGGCATGGCGCTGAGGTCCGTGCTCAACCGGGTGGGGGAGATAAGAAACGAGGCGAGCCAGACAGGTTTTGACACCGACCGGATTCAACGGTTCAACTTCCAACTGCAGCACATGAATATTGAGGTGCAGTCCGGCAAGGTGGGGCTGGGCAAGATGAACGAATTGATCGGCCAGGCGGCCGAGGGCGAGGAAAAGGCAGTGCAGATATTCGCGCGTTGGGGCATCTCAACCACGGGCAAAAGCAACGGGGAGATTTTTGACGAAATAAAAAACAAAATCGCGGGCATGGTGGATCCGGCGCAGCGGGTGGCCATGGCCATGGAGATATTCGGGCGCGGTGGTCGGGAACTGCTGCCGCTATTGACGGCGAGCAATGCGGAACTTGATAAAATAGCGAATCGGGCGCCGATTATTTCCAAGGAGGATCTGGATGTGCTGCAAAAGTCAAAAAACTTTTGGGGCGAGATTTGGAATTATGTCATGCTGATAAGCGCCAAACTTGCCGTGGGGCCGATTACGCCGGCCATCCGGGCCTGGAACCGCGCAACGGATTCTATGAGTGGCACGGAGCGGGATGAAATTACCCGGCATCAAGAGGATTTGAGACGGCAGCAGGAGGACGCCAAGAAACACGCCGCCGGCCCGGGCACGATCAGCCCATTCATGCGGCGGGGCTGGAAGGCCGGAGAACCGACCCCGCAGGAGGGGAAACAGCTCATTTACGAGGCGCTGTACGGGATGCTGACCCAGGGAATGACGGTGCCCAAAGACATGACGGCCAAAAATGCCGAGGCGACCCGGCTAAACGTCCGCATTACACAAAATGAGCGCGAGCTGGACCAGCGGGAGCGGGAGTATCCGACCATGGAAAATCTGGCCGGGCGCGGATATACGGCGCGCTTGAACCGGCAATATGGTCGGGGCGGGCGGTTTGATTTGGGCCGGGGCAACGGGCCGCTGGGCGCCACGGCTCGGGATTACGAGCTGGCCCAGAAACAGCAGGTGTGGGATTTGACCTACGGCAACCGGGACATGGCCGAGAAAGACCGGGCACGGATGATTGCCGACCGGGATAAACTGATCGGCGCCGGGGTGGCCAAACCGGAATTGCAATGGGAAAAAATGCGCGAGAATACGGATGCCATGAGCGCGCGCCTGGATGAACTGGTGAAGGGCGGCGCGGTAATAAAAACCAAAATAGTGGACGAATAATTTATGACTCCAGCCATATCATATCGCAGCTCGACATTTCCCGGCCAGCCAAGGGGCCAGGCCAGGGTGCGGTATCCGCTGCCGCAATCGGCGCCGGGCCAGTTTGCGGCATATGCGTTTGAGCAGGAGTTGTCTATTGCCGCCGCCGGGTTTCCGCCCGCGCCGCGTAATACGCCGTCCACCAACGCCGCGTTTGGCATTGCCACGTTCACGCCGCCCAGCGCCACCCAGACCTCGGCTAATGCCATTCTCACGGCGGTAAGCCAGCCCGCGGACAAGGGCGCGGCACTGCTGGAATATACGGGGTCTTTTGCCATTGTGCCCGCCTCGTGGGACGATTTTCTTACTCAGGTGGTGAATTTTCCGGGCTGGCTGAATGTGGCTACGGGCGCGGCCGGGTTCCGGGATGCTCTGCCCAAAACGGTAACGGTGCGATTGCATCGGGATTATTTTTTGATTGACCCAAACAATGTGGCAGCAGCGGTGCTGGATAGCGGCGGGGCGGCCCTTACGCGCGTGGCGGCCAAGGGGCAGATCCCGATTCTGCCCAAGACGCCCTGGCTGGAGCTGTGGTCGGCCAATGGCATGGCACCCTGGACTGCGATTCTTTACGCGGAGGCCAAGGCGCTGGTGCCAGCGGCGGGGTTGATAATCGATAGCACGTATTACCCGACGTTGCCGAGCATTGAGCAGTATCGGCTCTGGTGTGCGGTGGCTACGGCGTTTGTGGCGGGCGGCACGGTGTGGGATGCCACGCATCCGCCGCTCTGGAACGGTGTCGATGCAACGGATGTGTTGAGTGGCCAATATCGGCTGGATGATTCGCGGCTGGAGGATTACGCGGGGAACATAGTGGCGCGTGTGACGCCGTATGCGATGCCGAAATAGAGACACGGCTTACACGAATTAACACGGATTTTTAACCTCAGAGAATGCAAAGAACGCAAAAATGAATAATCCGCCAGACCAAGACAATCCGCTGGGGCAGATGATAACGCCGCCGGACGGCCCGGGCACGTGGATAGGCAAGCATTGGCGGGCGCTGATCTGCCAGAAGCTGACGATGCTGCAGAACTTTAAGATTACAGCGATGGTGGTGGATAGCAAGGGTGTGGCCACGCCGCAGGATGCGAAGATTGTGATGGGGCGCAACGGGGTGATGATTGTTTTACCGCGCATGGCCGCAGCTGGAGCTTCAAGTTCGAGTAACGTGCCTTTCAGCGGAACAACTGACCCGCCCGGAGGATTAGCGGCAGGCAATTACGTTGCCGGGCCGACCCCAAGCCTCTATGTCAATTTGAATACTAAAACCCTTTGGGTTTGCACGACGGCAGGGACGAGCGCCACCAGCACCTGGGCACAGATAAGCGGCGGCAGCAGTGGCGGAGGTGGCAGCAGTGTATGGCTCTAATCCCCTACAAGGCCGCCGGCGATTCACTGACCGCTGACGAGTGGAACACCATCTTCGCGGCGGCTGATGCCATTCTGACGAATTATCTCGGCGGCCTCTCGCCGCTGTTCTTCGGTGAAAAAGGCGACCCGCGAAAGTTCTTCTTTTTCAACCCCGTCGTGCCGCCGACTACCGGCCTGCATCCGCTCGCCGCGTCGTGGCTCGCGCAAGCCGCCAACCCTAACACCGGCATCGTCGGCTTCGGTTACTGGCGTCAATATAATCATGGCGCCATCACATCCCTCGTGGACGGCCTGGCCGTGGCCACCGGCACCCCGGCGGCCACCAACGCCGCCTTCAAAGTCACGCGCCTGGCTGCTCCCACGACGGCTGCCTGGCACGCTGCCATTTTCCCGGAAAATGGTTACGGCACCAACGACGCCTACTATTACGGCAGCATCAATCTCGACATCTGCCTGTCAATTCTGACGCGCGCCGGCAATACCATAACCCTGGGCGTTGCTACCGCCGTCCCTTCAGGTTCGGCCAATGGCTTCACCAATACCGGCGAGGTCGAGATCGTCCACAACTACGATGCGATTGAACTCATCGTCATTGGCAGCCAGGCGTTCGACGCATCGTGGAACAAATACAACGCCTTCCGTGTTCATAACCTCGGCAATGCGGCCGCCACGGTCAGCTTTCCCGGCGGTTCGGTGACAGTCCCGCCAGGCGGTTGCGGTTGCATCCGTCGCGTCGGCAGCACCTACACCGTCGGTTACAACTACTTTCAAAAGATGGTCAGCGGCGACCCGCGCTTTTGGGCGCTGTCGCAAAACACGTCGAACCAGCTTTGCCCCTTCAACGCTGCCGCGCTCATCGCCACGATTGGCCTGTTCACCAATCTCAATGCGTCGAGGTATTGGGAGATGTCCGCGCTCTACACCACGCTGCTTGCGCCGCCACAGGCATCGTCCGTCATCTTCGATCTGCTGTGCGGCTTTGGTGCCGTCTCCGCCCGCTCGGCCATAGGAGTCACTGTTGTGGCGGGTGGCAGCGGTTACAGCCAGGGTGCTTATGCCCAGTGTGTCGGCGGCGCTGGTATTGGAACTTATCAAGCGTACCTGTTCTTGACGACCGATGGCGCGGGCAAGGTCATTTCCGCTTCCATCGCCAATGTCGGAAATTACACAACCCTTCCCACGAATCCCGTCGGCGTCACGTTCGTCGCCGGCACTGGCGCTTTATTCAACCTGACTTTTCCACCGCCGCTTTCTTTTACCGGATGGTCAAACCTCGCCGCCATGTTCGCGCTGGCTGGCTATACCTGGAGCTACAATTCCACCACTAAGAAAGCTACCATCACGTCTCCGACGAACGGCCAGATACTTGTGGACCTCGGCAGCAACCTGGTCAAGATGCTCACAGCCACTTCCAACCCGCCTGTCCACTCCATCAGCTTCGGCACGAATTACGTTGCCGACCTGTCCATCGCCAGCGGTTTCAGCCGCCGGAACCGTCTCATCGCCACCATCGCCGATACCGATTACGGCGGCGGAGTCGTCGTCCACAATGCCGGCGCGGCCTACGATCCCACCGACACTTGGGCACTGCAAAACATCAGCTACACCATCGCCGACACAGTCCAGAAACTCATTGACTGTATCAATGCGATGGTCTGCGCGCTCATTAGCGTGCAGAACGTCCAGATTTTGCTGACGCCATTCGGCCCGGTCCTCTATTGGGAGGAGTCTTATCCCATCAACAAGAATTTCGATCCGGCACAGCTCGGCATTTCCGGCGTCATCGTCGCGCCGCCGGTCAGTGTGGTTGGAACCAACGTCATTATTTATCGGACCTTCCTCCTGGTTGGTTCATTCCAGAACTTCTTCCTCCCAATCACGCCGCCGCTCTCACAGATTCACTTCCCGCGCAAGGGCCGTGTGTACCAGGCCAAGCGCGCAGTCGTCCACACCGGCGCGAATGAACCGTGGCAGACGAACACCGGCGCTTATACCACCTACGAGCCGCCGCAACTCAAACGGTTTTTTGAGTCGCAACCGCTCGGCACTGAAGCACCGTTGGCCGCCGCTCAAGCTCAACCCGTCTTGATCAGGCCCGACGGCGCGAGCTACCTGGGACCGCTCGACGGCTCGACCGTGCCCGCCAACGCCGCTGAATCTTTGCTCTGCTCGGTCGAGCATTACAACGCGCTCGCATCGCAAATCAACGGCGTTCCCGTCACGCCGGCAAAGAAAAGTCTGGCACCGCTTGGTAACGGCAATTGCACGCTGGATTTCAGCACGCTCTTCATCGTCAACGGCGGCACCGGCTACACCGTCGGGCCGAATGCGTTCACTCTCCTTCACAACACGTTTTACATCACGGTCACATCGGTGGGACCAAACGGCGAGATCACCGGCATCGTGCCGCCAACGGTCAACAACATCATCACCATCAATGCGCAGTATCCACCGTCACGGCCGTTCCCCGCTTCTTACGGCACCGGCCAGGGCGCGACGTTCGACGTGGCCAGCGGCAGTTACGCCGGCTGCTCATTCATCCCAGGCTACGCGCCCGGCGGCGTGCCGGTCCCGGTGGATGGCCAAAATCAGCCCACGGTCGGAGTGGCTCACGGCAATACCCATACTTTCTTCCCACGAAATTGTTTCTACTCGTGGTGGGGTGCCACCCCGGGCGGCGCTGATCCGGTGTCTGATTATTTTGCCAGCATTGGCGTGCCGATTCAAACAGCCGTGCCCGACGGTTACGGCACGCCGATCCCAATTTACCAATATGTCGAGCAGAGTGATGGCAGCGTCGTGCAGCAACTCAGGGATTATGCTCAAGGCTTCACTCCCGCGTTTCAAGCGCAGGTGCAAACCTGGCGCTGGATTACCATTGACGACGCCCGCACGCTTTACGCCAAGTTCAACATCCCCTTCGTATTGAGCGCGACGAACGTGCCCCTCAAATTCCTGACTCAGATCGTCACTGACGGCGCGCCAACCACTTCCGACCATGTCCATGATGCCCTGTGGGGAATGGGATTCGATTACGATCCCTCGAACCCATACATCGGGCCGCCGCACACAGTCACTCCCAATCCAGTTCCGCCCGCAAACTTTGGCGGCGGTGGCCTTGGCGATGTCTCTCAAATTCTGGTTATATTTCTGGCTGATTCAAATGGCAATTGGGCGTGCGGTTTCGAGGGCCAGGCGCTCACGAACAATGCCTCATTATCGTCGCCGGTCTGGCCTTATGATTTGTCGCCCGGTTCAACATCACAAACCGCATACCACAATTTCTCCTATCTGTTTAATGCCTCCTATGCCGGCGGCGATTTTCCTGTCTTTCATGTGACGGATACCACCACCACTTACGATCCAACTTTCGCGTTGCCAGGCGGATTTTTGCCGGTCGGGACTCCGCTATTATCGAACCATCTCCAAGTGGTGTCCATCCTGGCCGAAGGCGTCGCCTCAATCTGCGCCGTCGTCCTGCCGCGAAACTTCGCCTACTACAGCGGTGGCACGCTGGTCGCCGACAATTCCCAGGAAGCAGCCGCGCCGCAGGTGATCCTCATTGATGGCTCCGGCGCTCTCGGTCCAGAAACGCTCATCACCTGCGCCGCCGCCAATGCAAACCTGATCACTTTCCCGATCAATAACACCTTCGCCGCCGGCATGGCCGTTCCCGCCGCATGAAAGCCGTTTTGATTTCCGACCTGATGCGCTGTCCTCAGTTGTGGCACGAACTGATTCCGCTCGGCACGCTGCGCGGCGGTGAGCTGGTGCTTGACGATGTGCTGGCGACACGGCTGAAAGATTGCCCGGAAACCGTCCCGACGCAGGACTGGCCGTTCCAGCCGCCGATGCCCGCGCCGCAAACAACCGGCAACAAGCTGCCCGACTCGGTTCGTGTGGAGCGGCTGTCAATCTGCGCGAATTGCGAGCACAATCAAAATGGACTCTGCGCCAAGTGCCCGCACTGTGGCGGTCGCAATATTGACTACAAGGTGCAGGCCGTGTTTGAAACCTGCCCTTTGACGCCCCCGAAGTGGGGGCCGTGGAAGGAATTGCCGCCATGAACCTCCGCCACCCCATCCACCGCGCCGCGCACGGCAAGAGATTTATTGGCTTTCAAGTGTCTTTCTGGCTGCATCTTCGGCGGCTGCTTTTATAGCGTCAGCTTTGCCTTGTTCTATGGCTGCTCTCGCATTAGGGCCATTAAGCAGTGCGGCTCTGCGGGCTTCAATGGCAGCTTTGGCGGCGGCATCCGCAGCAAGGAAATTATTTTCAAGAAAGTTAAAATTTGTTGTTGACAAGTGCGCGCTTAATACGCATATTACGCACAATGAAAGCGCGGATTGCGAAAAACTCCAATGGCCATGCGGGTAAAAACATCCGGCGGCCCACCAACCTGACTCTCTCAAAAGGCGCAAAAAGGATGGCTGTGAGGCTCCAAAAAGCGATGTTTCGGCCAAGTATTTCAAATCTGGTCGAGACGTTGATCCATGAAAAAGCGCTGGTTCTGGGATTGTCTCGGATTGAATGGTCGCAAACCGGCGCCGTGTTGTCCGGTGGCCGAGGCGCTCAAGGGCGGGAAGGCGTGAAATGACTACTCTCCACCATTTGCCAATGTCGCCCAGAACTCACAGACCGGAGGTCTGTGCCACATCCCGACCTTCAACCCTCAACTCTCAACTCTCAACTCCGGAAATGCCGGTATGGCGTTTCCGGAAACTCATTGATTACGCACATAATGAGGTGGATGTGCAGCGGATCCTGCTGCTCAACGCGGGGCGGCTGGCCGGGAGCGAGGCGGCCAAGGCGGCGGCGCTGGCGTTTGCGCTTGAACGGCAGATGCATTTCAGCGGGCCGGCGGAGGGGACAAAAACGGTTTTAGACACGGATTTCACGAATTAACACGGATGAATGCAAAACTTAAACAGGAGAGAACGGAGAAAACTCGGTTACCTCTGTTGCCTCCTGTAAAAAAATTGGATCCCCGGTTTGGTTACAAGATTTTTCGCGGGAGCAAAGAGCACTGTTTCTTCCGGTTCCTCGATAACGCCTGGCATGATGTGCTGGCGGAACATGATTTTGGGCATAGCGAGGCGGAGGTGATGGAGGTGATCGGGCATGAGCTGGGCGTGAATACAGGCCCGGCGGAGCGGCAGCTCCGCCCTACCACAGAACTGATAATTTTCGGTTGTTGCTGCGCGATTTGTGACAAAGACCCGGCACTCAAGGCGGCGGCGCGGGAGCTGGCCGGGCAGGGGTTCAAAGTCTCACACGGTTATTGGCCGGAACACTCGGCGGCCGAGGATGCCAGGCTGGAACGGGAAATGCACATGGTGTCCACATAGCGATGAGGCGGAGGAGCACCTCCGCCCTACCCGGGAAAGTTGGAAAGTGGTTCGTAATACTCGAATTTTATGAATACCAGCGCCTTGATGGAAATGGATGCTTCAAATTCAGCGGATCAGATGATTTGGCCGAGGGTGGAGCAGGAACAAATATCAATTATTCGGCGGGTGGTGGCGGATTATTTTGGCATTGCGGAAACCAACTTCAATATCCGCCGCCGGGTGCGACCGCTGGTGACGATCCGGCACCTGGCCATGTTGCTCTGCTGCGAGCTCACGCCGGCTACGCGCGGAACAATCGGGCTGGCATTCAATCGCGACCATTCGGATGTGACACACTCCATCATGTCATTCAAGGCATTGTGCGAGTCCGGCGGGGTGTGTGGGAATTATTGGTCGCTTAATTTTTTCGAGGTATCGCGCCGGGCAAAAATGGCGCTGGGCCGGCCGGTGGCCAGTCTGGAAATTGCCAAGCCGGAGGTTCCGGCATGAACCGGCAAGGGACCACCATTTCCCAGTGCCTCAACTGCCGGCGTTATTTCGTGGATGGCGAGGTGGTGAGCGTGTCGTTTGGGGAGGTCGCAGCGGCGTTCCGGGCCGGGCAGATGGAACAGCAGGCTTGCGGACGAGAGGATTGCGCGGCGGTGGTGGCGGAGAATGCCCGGGCGGATGAAACACGGCGAAATCGGCGCCTGGAACGGCGCCGGGCGCGAGGCGGCCACGCTCAACGCTCAACGCTCAATGCTCAACGCAGTTCGTGCCCGCCGGAGGCTCCATTGCCGCGGCGGTCGGTGCAGGGGCCGGATGCGGCTGATGGAACGCCGGGGACGCATGTGGAAACGGTGAGTCCGAGCCAGGCGGATTTTGAGGCGAGCGGGGCGGCGGCAAACCAGAATGCCAAGCTCATCGAGTTTTTCAGTGATCCCAGGACGCATGGCAAGATGTGGCCGATGGTTTATTTACAGGAAATATCCGGCGCGCAACGGATGAATAATCGGGCGATTGATCTGCGCCGGCATTTCAAGCCGCTCGGGTTCGGGCTCTGGAATGAGATGCGGCCGTATGGGCCTACCGGCGCGCTGCATTCGCATTACGGGCTATTCACGCTGGAGGAGATTGAGCTCAAGGAAGCAGCCTGGGCGGATGAACAGGAAAAGCGGCGCGGTCAGGAACAGTTGGTCTGAACCAGGCGGCGCAGCAGCGCCGCCCTACCAAAACGGATTTATGGAAAAGGAAACGCGGGCGGAACGGGAGTATCGGCTGCATGGGGCCGAGATTGCGTCTAATAAGCGCATGGCGACGGCGGAGGTGCTGGGGCTGGCGCTGGGCATGGGCCGGACCAAGATCGGCGCGGCCAGGACGATGCTGGGCGTGCCGGCGGGCAGCCGCAAGATATTCATCAAGCCGCTTTTCAAGCAAGCAAAGATGCACGCAGTCATCACTCTTAGATCCATAAATTTCAAGGAAGTCTCCTTTGGGTTAAGTGTTTACAAGGTAAATCAACATTTCAGCCAATACCCATGTGGAGAAATAATTTCAAAAAACACAATTGGAAAAACTGCCGCCGCTGAGTTCAGGCATACGCACCTACTAAAACCGTGAACGACAAATCGCACATGCAAAATGACCAATCAAAAACTGAAGGGGCAGCGGCTGTTCGCATGCTTTTGAAATCAAGTTGCCGAATGAAAAAGCTGAACCGCGCACAAAATGACCACCAAATTTGAACCACGCTTGTCTCAACTGAAACCTGGCGAAAACTGGAGCGGCCAATCTGCGTCAGGTCCAGCGCCTTGTTCGGCATCATGCCGGGCATTTCAAAAACGCTTTGGTCCGATGGTGATTCACGTCGGATATGATCGTGACATCGAGGACCACCGCAAAAAACTGAAAGAACTTTGGCTCGCATGGGAGGCTGGTCGTCGCTGGGGATTTCGACACCCCGAAGCGAGGCCGAACGCGACGAGAAAAGCAACCCCGAAGGGGGCAAACCGAACATGAAAAACAAACGTTCGACAATGAGATTCACCGTCGAAGCTGAACGAATCAAGCTCACCCACAGCCGGGGGCGGCAGTGGTGGAGCGCAACCAAAAGGAAATATGATAAACGAAAATCAAACAACATCCGCCAAACCGGGGGTGCAGTCAGGATTGGCTGCACCGGCTGGTTCTCCATCACCACGCGCACAACACCTCTCATGGTGTAAGAAACGGGCACTGGAATACTGCGACATGGGAGATGTCAGACAAGCCTGGGCAAGCATGGTCAGTGATATGCGAAAAGACCCCGCAACCGAAAATCATCCTGCGCTGGAACTGGGCATGATGCTCCTGAGGGGAGGCCACAACAGCACCCCTGACGAAATGCGAAAATTCATCGAAGGATTCAACTGATGGAGAAACAGCGAGGTCAGAGATGAGCACCGGAAATAAACATCCGACTATGGCCGACAGCCAGAAGCTGCAAGCCCAGCCTAAAACTGGGGGCGCAGGTGCTCATTCTCTGCACCAATTGGTTGGGCGGATTGATGAGCTTGAGGCACGAATCGCAAGACTCGAAAATCCAAAAGTCGGGTATCGGTGTAAAATGTGCGGAATAAATCGGCCCGCCAATTGGTTCATCTACGAGGTGGAAAAATCAACAGACAACTGGGTGACTCCGTGCTGTGCAGAGTGCGCCCACAAATATAAATCTCGTGGGCCTTTTCCGTCCAACGAAAAAAGCTGAGCCACCGTGGAACTAAATCTATGAAACAACCAACGACTCCTGCGGAAAAACTGACAGCGCCAAACACGGTTGGCTCCGGCGTCTTGTTAGGCGACCGGATATGGTCAAAATCCATCCGCGAAGAAATCATCGCGGCTCTCTGGCTGATAGCTGCGCTGCTGGCGTGGCACGATAACATAAAATGGCTGGCTTGGTTTCTGTTTATCAAATCGGCGTCTGACACTCTCACCGCGATCATCTACGCCTTCCGCGAAGCCATCGCAGAAGTAAATGAGCGTAGGTCGCCTAACGCTGACATCAGGCACGCCGGGCCGGGGCGGCCGGATTGAAAATGAGGCGTCTAACCGGCGTTGACTGCATGGAATTGTTGGGCAGGCCGGTTTGAGTCAATAAAATCAATGGTTTTGTGACTGTAAAAAAAGATGAAATAATTTTTGATAGGAAACCGATCTCCTGTCAAACTCTTCACAGGTCGAGGGTGAAGAATCCAGAGACCAGAACAAAAAAATGAAAACTGTAATGAGCAAAAACGTGGCGAGCATCGGAATCCGCAAACATTTCGGAGCGAATATGGAACTGGAAATCCTCGGCAGCACCGGCAGCGGCGACAGCAAGATGACACTCTATCGAGCACGGACGGGGCAGGAAGTAATCGAAACCAACGGCGACCCCTGCTGGGACTCCGAGAGCGGCTTCCAAGTCGCTCGTGACCAAATCATTGAGGCTGAATGAAAAAGCACTACAACAAGATCATTCGGGGAGCAAAGCTTCCCCCAAAGGGGAACAATATTCGAGGGGTTTGGTCGCTGATTCTGGGACAATGGAAAGTGGGGGACTCGATAATTATCCACGCCCGCGAGCGTTCCAGCCTGAAAGTCGCGGCGTTTCGGAACGGACAGGTTGCGATGACTCGCTATCACAGCCCCGGAAAACTCCAAGTATGGAGGACAAAATGAACCGCGCAGCCCAAGCACTCGGTCGGCTCGCCAAAGGTGTCCCAAAAACTTTGACGCAAGCGCAGCGGAAATTCCGCGCAGGACAACTGGACGCGGTTCGGAAGAAGCGACACGAAAAACTAAAACGCCCCGCCCGGCGGCCCAACGATAAGGTCAGCGATCCGCGCCGGGCGTGACACTGGCCGACACCAAAAACTTTATGACTCCTGAAAAAATCGAAACGGAAGAGCGTGGCGAGGATTCGCTGCACCGCTTGGTTCGGCCAATCGCTGTCCTTTGCTGCGCCAAGAACTCTGTGTATCACGAACTGCCTGGCGTCGAATGCTACGACCAAAAAAGAGACGCACGAACATTCGGAGGCGGAATGCCGGTCGTCGCGCACCCTCCCTGCCGGCTGTGGTCGGCATTCTGCTCGCACCAGGCAAAGTCCGATGACCCTGAAGCCGAGCGCGCCCTTGGCGTATTCTGTGTAGAGCAGGTTCGGCGATGTGGCGGAGTCCTGGAACAACCGGCGCACTCGCGTTTGTGGGATAAATGCGGCCTGCCGAAGCCGTCTGCGAATTGGTATTACAATGCGCCAGAGGTCGGCTTCTCAATCGAAGTCTCGCAATTCTGGTGGGGTGATGCCCGCGAGAAAGCAACGTGGCTATGGTTCTACGGAATCCCGTCAATGGAGCTGCCGACAATCCCGCTTCGACTCAAACCGGACGGCGGCGACCGGCGCATCTGGCAACTGATGAGCAGCAAGAATCAGCGAGAGCGGACTCCGCGACAATTTGCCGAATGGCTCGTCGAAACGGCGAGGCTATCCGTTTGGCCGAACGCTCTGCATGAGCCTTGAGAGCCGCGAGTATGACGCCTAAATTTCCCCCAAAACGCCCGGCGCGGCTCTCATTGGCTCCATGCAGTTGTTGGGCGGGCCGGTTTGAGCCAATAAAATCAATAATTTTTCGGTGTGAAAATAAATGAAGATTTGTGTTACACAACGCTACGCATAATGTATATTTGTCTCAGAGTGAGTGAGGCCCAGTAAGCCAAGCCGCTCGAAAAAATATGAAATCAACCGACATCGAAACTCAAAAACAGGAGGCCATCATCGCGGCGAATCACGCGGCGGATGTGCAAAACGGACTCACGGAAACTCAGGCCTCAGAGAGCGACAACTTCGAGCGCCGCGTGCTGGGCATGGACGAGGACAACTACCGCGACAGTCGCTACGATGCGGCGGGTTACTCTGGCTGCTACGACTGAAAGTATGACCTCCCGCGAAATGCAACGCCGCTCCGCCAAGGCCCGCTGGAGCGGCAAAACCGCCGAGGAGCGCCACCTCGAAATGTCAGCGCTGGCGAAAGCGCGATGGTCAAAAACCGGCCGCAAACCCAAACACGCCGCCCGGCGGCCCAACGAGAAAGTTCAGGTATGAGCGATGACAGTACAGAGGCGTGGTGGGAACAAGAGGCCATGAAAGAACAAGAGACAGCCGGACGAGAGGGACAAAGCGAATTATCTGCAACGCCTTGTTCGGCCACTCGACGGCAAAACAACGATATGAAAACTCTGACAGACACTGACCCGATTCCCTTCGGAAGATATAAGGGAGAGCCGATGCAAGACGTGCCAGCAAGTTACCTGCACTGGCTATGGTCGAATGGCAAGAAAGACGACAGCCAATGTCCGGTTGCTGACTACATCCGCCGAAACCTGAATGCTCTAAAAAAAGAGCATCCAGATGGTGTGTGGTCTTAGTGGCCGAACACCGACATCAGGCGTGGCTAAATTTATGAGGACTCAAAAAATTAGTGAGCGGTCGGCTGGCGGGAACACTCGCCATCGCCCGCACGGAGTGGTTAGGAGGCTTCGTTATGCCTGAAGCAATCAACCATCGGCACAGTATGTCAGCGGCTTTGGCATCTGGCGGACTAAGGGCATGTCCGATTTGCTTGGCTCTCGAAAAACAGAAGCTCCAAAAAGAACTGGACGACATCCGCCGCGAAATATCGCTGGCAGGATTTGGTCCAAAGAAACCGATAACCGAGGCAATCAAAGAACTCCGCAAGGAAGCCGATGCCTCCTAACATCAAGGTCGGCAATGGAGGCGTCAAATGAAACCAAGTAATGGCTGGAAAGAGGAAGAAACGATTACTGGAACCGATGGCAAACCGATAACGCAGCCTCCATTGGCTGCACCGGCTTGTTCTGTATCGCGTCGAACTGTAACCACCATCCAAGAACTGCGCGACTTCCTGCGCCCATTCACGAACGAATGCCCCCTGACATACGAGGACGGGAGGCCGTGCTTCATAGCCTATACTGTGGATGCCGATTGCAACGGTAGAGTTTTCGTGGGTGTAGTGAAACAGAACACCAAGCTCTGCTATGTGGCGGAGAAAAACCAACCAACAACCGAAGCGAAAAACCTATGAGATTACGAGGACATCAACTGGACGGATTCAACGCCGCATTAAAATCGGGCGACTCAACAAAAGCACATCAGGAACTCCAAACCGCTGCCGTGCTGGCGGAGGGCGTAGCCACATTGGCAGCAGCGCCTGGTTCGCTGCTTGTGTGGAAGCAAGATGGTGAATACCAGAGCGCCCATCTTATCGGCCATCCCGAAACGACGCTATTTTTAATCACGCCAGCCAACCTATTTTTAATCACGCCAGCCAACCCACAGGGCGAAGTGTTCCTTCATGGCGCGTTCGTGCCAGACGATGAGGAGAGGGGAGAAAAGTGGGCCATCGAAAACGCGAAGTCAGCCGCAGAAAGATACCTCACGGACTGGGTGAAAATCGCCCTCACGGTCATAGCAGCGAACGCCGCGCATAAGCCGTGCGGCGATTGAAGTATGAGCAACGATTTGACCAACCAGCGTTCGCCTACGGGAACACCCCGCATCGGTCTTCATGCGCTTGTTAGCCGTGTCGTCCGCTGGCTCTGTGGCGACCGGATAATCTACGGCCTCTCAACGGAAGGCGATAGTCAAAATGGGTGGAAATTCTCAATGCAAAGTCGCCACACCTTTAGAAGCCGCAAAAAAGCAGAAAAATATATCCCCACATTCGAGGCATCATGCTATGACGAAAAATACTTCGAGTGCGCCGTGCCGGGCAGCTTAAAAACAAAAATCACCGCTTATGAATTACACGGCTAACAATGATTATCCAACCATGACCAAACCCAATTGATACCGAACCCGCACAATAACTGGAACTGGGACGAAGCTGCCTTTCGGCTCGACACGGAAATGTTGACCCCCGAGGAACGTGGCATTTACCGGGACATACTTGGTTATCTCCGACTGCATAATCGCAGTGGCGTTATCACTGGAACGCGCGAAGAACTCGCCCGGGCCGGTCGTTGCTCTGCCGTTCAGATGGACGTTACCTTGAAATCTCTCGCCCGCCACCGGGTTTGCAACATTTCTGAGCGAAATGGCATTATTACCCTGATCAACCGGCGCATGAAGCGCGAATCATCCCGGGCCGGCCCCTTAAGTCTTAAGAAAGACTTAGCTTCAAGTCTTGAAGATATTCCCTTGAAACTTAAAAGGGGGATTGTCAAGGGGGAACCGCCACCGCGCCGCGCTTCCGGCGCCTGCCGGCAAATGACGCCGGCAGAACTGGAGATAGCCGGCCTGGCTGAATCCACCATGAAGGGTGAATGGTCCAACGACTCGCGCAAATGGCTCAATCGCATTACTGGTTGCCCTGAGCGCCAGGTCATTGCTCATCCCGGCCGGGTGCGCCGGGTATTTGAGGAAGTCCAAAACGCGGTTAAGGAACACCGCATCAAAACCACCCCGGCCCGTTATGCCGAACAAATCTGGAAGGAATTCCGTTAATCATGGCCAAAACCGCTAAAAAACCCAGATCCCGCCTCGTTACCTCGGCGCCTACAGCGGCGCAACCGGACTTGATTGCGCCGCCGGCGGGGACCAAGCCTATGAGCGAAGGCTGGGCGACGGCATTGCAGCTTAAACCCATTACGGGGCTGGATGATGCCGCGCTGCGACGTCTCAACAACGAAAATAACCCCAACCCGGCCACCGGACAGGCATGGATCCCCAAGCCGGTGCGCGGGCAATGGCCTATCGTGGAGACCTTGGTAGGCTGGGGAGCGTGGATGAGGCAGAAGATGGAACATCCAAATGGGTTTCCAGAAATATTCGCATCCAAGTCGGATTTCGCGGCGCAGACGCCTTTCACAACCGAAATGCTGGATTTCATTCGTAAAAAAGGATTTGCCTGCATCGAGCCCGGCAGCCGTGTGAATTTTCGGCGTTTCCTCGAAGGCATTGCGGCGCAGGGAATGGAAAAAATTGATTTCATCGATGGTGACTACGAAGATAAACGGTTGAAGCGCGCCCGGGCCGAGGAACAGGAACGGTTAAACGCCGATCTGGACGAGAAATTGAAGTCCCAACGGCGCATGGAGATTGACGAGACGATTGGCGGCCTGCTATCTGGATTCAAAAAAGACTTGTTTGCTATGGCCAAAAAACATGGCTGGAAGAGCGAACTGCTAAAACTTTTTTCCGACCATTTGAAACACTTGCCGCTTGATAGAAAAAAATCTGCGGCCAAGGAAAAGGAACTGGTGAACGCATGATTTCCACGCACGATTTCAATCATTGCCTGGTGCAATTGAGGAGGTTTTTTGCTCCGCCGCCATCGGAAGAACCAGATGAGTGGGCCGAGCGCGTCGTAAACTTCAACGAAGAACAAATAAAAGGCCGGTGTGATTTTACCGGGCGCAATTATCTGCGCCGTCCCATCCGCGACAACAATAACCCCAAAGTGCGCGAGCAGACGCTGGTTTTCGGGCGCGGCTGCGGCAAAACCATCTCCCAAATAATCGGCATCCTGTTCAAAATCGTATTTGCGCCGGTGCGCGGGCTCATGGTGTTTCCATCAACGAACGGCGAAGGCGGCTCGCGCAATTTTGTCTCTACGCGGCTGATTCCAGACCTGGAAGCAACGGCGCCAGTAGTCACCTTGCTGCCCCGCGGTCAGATCCGGTTTGCGATCAACAACCAGCACGCGCGCATTGGCGGGGCGCACTTTGGTTTTGTGGGCAGCAATTCAGCCGGGCAAGTGGTGGGCAACCGGCTGGGTGACATCCGCATGGATGAAAAAGAAAAATTCAGAATGCGGCTCGGAAACGAGGCGGGCACGGCCAATCTCATCAAAGGCAGCACCGAAGGCGTGGCGGAATACCAGATATTCAACACCAGCACCCCGAGCATCGAGAACGGGCTTATCTGGCAGGACGTGATGCGCAGCAACCTGCATCTGCGCTTCATGCCCTGCCCGCATTGCAACGGTGGATTGCACGGCAAGACTGAGGAAGAACGCGTAATTGAGGCCAAGTCAAAGAATTTTGCCGGCTGGCTGATACTAGCCTGGAGCGAACAATTTGCCGCCGGACTGCCGCGCAAATTCATTGGCGCGGACACCGCTTTAAACGGGCGGGAAATCCCCACCGCATTTTTGCAGTTCCGGTTTGCGGAGAACAGCACCAAAGAAAACCCGGTAAACGACGCCAAGGGCCGCGATGGCGCCTGGAACGTGCAGCGCGCCAAACAAAACGCGCATTTCATCTGCCCACACTGCCGCAAGGCCATCCGCGACGTGGCCGCCGATAATATGGCCGCCGGTCGGATGCTGGCCACCCTCAAGCTCTGGATGGACACCAATGGCTGTTGGATCTGCGTCAAGCCCAGCGAGCCCGGCCATGTGGGTTATCTGATCAGCTCGCTTTACGCGCCGGTGATAAATGAGGAAAGCACCTGGGGCGGCCGGGCGGTGGCATTTCTGAACGCGGTGGAAGAGGGTGGCGAAGCCATCCGCAACTTCATCAACTCCATTCTCGGCCTGCCGGAGATGGGGCAGGAACACGCGGCGAGCGCCGAGGTGGAGATTTTGAACCAACAACCGCGCGCCGATTCCGTCTTGCGCCTGAAAATGTTGTCCGGCGATCGGCAGGAAAAATATCCCGGCTTCTGGTACGTGGTTTGGGAATTTGTCTTTTCCATCCTGCGCCCGGCGCGCACCGCCGAACAACAAATTGCCTTTCTCAAGGAATTACCCGCGGAAGAAAAAGAACTGGTTGAAAAAATCTGCGGCTCACTGCTGCCGCCAGCGCCGGCCACACTTTATTCGCCATTTTCGATTCTGGAACAAATCCAGCGCACGGACCACTGGCCTCGCCTGGCCGACTGGCTTATTGCCAACGGGCTTACCGGGAAACGACTGGTGGAATTCTTCCAGGTGGAATTTCAGACCGACCTGATCCGCCTGCTCGAATTTATTGCCCGCCAGCCGGAGGTGAATGTGCCGCTGGGAAAACAGGGCGACAGCCAGGGGCTGGAGATCGGCTCGGCGGATTCATGGGAAGAACTGGATGAAGTGCAGCGGCGGCACAATATCTCCAACCCGGACGTGATGGTGGATGCGCGATTTGGGTCCATGGACAATGCGGAAGTCTACGCGGAATGTTTCCGGCGCTGTCCGCCGGCCGGGTTCATTTATTATTCGCCCATCCAGACGCCGCTGGGCATGAGCAACAAGTTTTCGCAGGGGCCAATTCCGGGCCTGAAACCTTTTGCCCTGGGCGGCTGGACGCCCTGCATGGGGTTTCCCGAACACAAGGCGTGGCCGAGCAAGGACAAAATCCGGCTGCCTTACGGGCAGGTGATAAACGATCCCTTCAGCGGCAAGATGGAGGCGCGGCAATATTTCCAATACGTTTTTCAATTTGACGCCCAATGGGCGTTGAGTGAAATGGCCCGGGTGCGCAAGCGGTATGCCTTTGGGCTCTCGCCCGAGGTAAAGTTTTTCGGTCTCAATGCCGAGATGCGGCCGGTGGACCGCAAGGAATTTGACCACCACATGAAGGGTTATTTTTGGGACGACCGGAACAGTTGCTGGGACAGCCCGGCCAAGCATGGCGGGTCACAAAGCCGACTGCACCCCAACCACCTGTACGACTGCATAAAAAACATGATTGCGCTGGCGGTTTGGAAGGGTGTTTTCAGGTACGAAAAAGACGCAAAAAACAGTGAAAAAACCTTGTAAACAATGAAAATGTCCAAAACCATCCGCATCACCTGCCAGGCCGCGGCCACAGTGACGCTCGATAGGCTCCTGCCGTTGCAAGGCACCCTCAAAGCCTTGCCCGAGGAAAACCACGCACGACTGCGCACCAGCATACTCAAGCACGGCATCACCTTCCCATTCTTCGTGTGGCGAAAACGCGGCAAATATTTCATCATAGATGCCCATCAGCGCGACAAAGTTCTGCAACGGTTGGGCGCCGAAGGCTGGACCATACCGCCCGTGCCCGTGGCTTGGATTGAAGCGCGCGACGAACGCGAGGCGCGGGAAAAAATCCTGCTCTGCAATTCCCAATACGGCCAGATGACCGTATCCAGCCTCGGCGAATTTCTCACCATCAACCTGATCGAAGCGGCCCAACTCAAAAACGAAACCGCCGGCCTGCCGTTCCCGCAAATAGACTTGACCGCGCCGATCCTGCAACCCCTTGCCATCCAGCCGCCGCCGAAGATGGCCTGGACTTTAATCGGCATTCCCATTCAACACTTCGCCGCCGTCCAGGCATTGATCGATCAACTCCCGGAGGCCGCCCAGGTCCACACCACAGCAAACGACAATGAAGGAGACCAAGACTGACAACCACAATCTCCGAGCCAAGCTTGAACTCCGCCGCACCATGCTCCGCGACTTCCCGCGCGCGAAATCCCTGTCCGTTTGCGATTGTTTTTCCGGCGAAACCGAAGCCATCTGGACACAACTCCGCCGCGAATTCAACGTCGGCGAATATCTGGCCCTCGACGTGAAGGCCAAACCCAACCGGCTCAAATTAGATTCGCTCCGTTACCTGCAAAATCAAATCTGGCAGCACGACGTGATTGATCTCGACGCCTACGGCTCGCCCTGGCGCCACTGGTTTGAAGTCCTGCGCCGCGAACAGAGCTGCCTCGTTTTTTTGACCATCGGCAATACCATGTTTCGCAACCAGCAAAGCGAAGCCCTTGCAGCGCTCGGCATCACATTTAAAATCCCCATCGGCCTCCACGCGGCCTTAGCCGGCATCATCACGGAACACGTTTTGGCCGCCGCCCTGAAGAAATTCACCATCACCCGGTCCCTCGAAGCCCTTAATTCCGGTGGCAATGCGCGTTACATCGGCGTGCGATTAACCGCGCTCCCACGCGCTCCAGGGGCGAACACGGGTGATTTTCCAAAAAACGTGCCGGCCGGCGCAAAACCACCCCGACGCCCCATAAGCCGTTTAAACGCAAAATCCGCGGCCCAAAAGACCATCCAAACACCCGCCCCGGAAATCAAAGCAGCCCATAAGTCAACCCCGTGCGATCACCAACCGGTAAAAACCCTGAAAAATGGCGATTTTCCAGCCTAAAAATAACTTCAAAAAAATCAGAAAAAACTTGACCAAACCACGCATTGCGTGGTAAATTAAATCATCGAAAGAAATCAATCTTTTGACAAATCAACCGGAACCAGGTTGTAAAAGTCGGTGAGTAAAAATGAAAAAAAATTACATCGCTATAAACTCGTACCGCAGTAGCATCGATAATGGATTCAGTAATACATGGATTACCTACCATTGTTCCCGCGCCGATCAAATCCGATTACTGCGACATGGAATGCCGACCAGCGACGTGTGTGCTTTAGGGTCGGGCGGGGAACGCTCCCCGATTAACAGCACAATGGGAATTTCCCTTCCTTCGCGCAAGCAAATCCGAAACCTGCTAAAAATCGAGCGGCTGAATGGTGGAATCCAATACGAAATCTATTGGTTTGATGGTAATGAGAATTGTGACGCTGGTTGGGTGATAACCTTTAATGAGAGCGGCCCCAGTAAGGCAGCCTCTAATAAAAATGAAAACAAAAATCATCAACACTCCGCAGGGTCAAATTGTAAAAATTGACCAAAACCTCTCGAACTTCGACGCAGCTTTTCGCCGCGCCGAAAAGAAAATCGGAACACTTCATCTGCTTGGTTACGAAGGGGAATGTTCGGTTTTTTGCGACCAATGGCACGAAAAGCATTTCGACAAAATGCTCCGCGAAAGCAAATGGCATCCAGTTCCAATGGCGCGGAAAATTCAAAGCCGAGCCAGTAAGATGCTGGTAGCGTTGGCTCGTGAAATGGGAATGAGTCCGTCGTCCCTTTCGCCCGGTTGGGTTCAGGCCGTGGCAAAGAAATTCAACGTACCAAAAGCACTTCTCCGCTACGCACTTTCCCCGAACGACTACACCGCGCCGGAAATTGCTCCCCGTCTCCCATGAATCCGGCTGACTATAAATCCGAACGCGAACGGCGCGGCACGCAAGAAAGCGTTGCCGCGCTCCTGATGAGTTCAACCGAAAATAAGCCCGAACGCGAGCAGCGCGGCAAAAGCTCCAAACTCCGCCGCTGGCGCAAGGCGCGCGGCCTCACCAACGAGGCGGCGGCGGAGTTCATCGGTGTTCCGCTGCGCACTTTTGAAGACTGGCAATCCGGCCGGCGCTCGCCCGCCGCACTTTCAGCAGCGGCCCTTGCGGAAAAAATAAAACTCCGAAAATCTAAAAAACCATGATCACCACCGAACTTTTACCTCCCTCAACCCTCAACCCTCAACCCTTAACCAAGCAGCGGGAAAAAATGAACGGCAAGCCCGTGTTTACCATCCCGACCAAGACCGTCCTGAACCTCGACAGCGGTTTCAAGCACAAGCGGCTTTGTTCCGGCCCCACCTTCAGCGCCGGAACGGCCTGCGTTTACTCCTGCTCGTTTTGCTACGTGCCGGACATCTTCCGAAAACAACGCGAATTCCTTGAAGCGCACGGCGTCCAGGGCCGGCATGAAGACATCGTGATCCGGCGCGAGGGCGCCGTGGACGTTCTGGACCGGCAACTGCACGCGCCAAAAGCCCGCGCGCTCTGGGACAAACCACTCACCATCTACGCCAGCCCGGCCGTGGACGTGGCCGGAAATATGGAACTCGTCCGCGAAACCGTCGAAATGTGCAAGGTGATTCTCGAACTCACGAAATGGGATATCCGTTTGCTATCCAAATCGAATCTGCTCCCCAAAATCGCGGAAGGTCTTGCTCAACCCTCAACCCTCAACCCTCAACGGCGGGTAATCTACGGCGTCAGCACCGGCACCCTCGACGACCGGCTCGCCTCCGCCTTCGAGCACGGCACACCCCTCGTTAGCAAACGCCTCGCCAGCCTGCACTGGCTCCAGGACAACGGATTTCGCACCTTCGCCATGGTCTGCCCGTCCCTGCCTCAAAATGATTACGACAAATTCGCCCGCGAGATGGCCAACGCCCTGCGTTACGAAAAATGCGAACACGTCTGGGCCGAAGTCCTCAACGCCCGCGGCGAATCATTCAGTCGGACACTTTCCGCGTTGAGCAAAGCCGATTTTCACTGGGAAGAATACGAATTCGCGCACGTCTCACGCGATAAAGAAGCCTGGGAAGAATACGCCCGCCGCACCTTCACCGTCCACGCCGAAGTCTGCTCTCAGTTTGATGTCCCGCCTTCAGGCGGTCCCAAGCTCCGTTTTCTGCAATACGTCACCACCGCCACTCGCCCCTGGTGGTCCGCGCGGCAGAATCAGGGCGCAATTATGCTGTAAAAATACCCTTGTCCTTTATGCCGAAATTGCTTAATCTGGCGGCGGTTCAAATGACGGACGAAATCATCACTAAAAATAAGGAGCTGGCGCGGCGGCTGGGCACGAACCCGCGCTTCGTTTCAGACATGCAGCGCGGCGGGTTCAGGATGCCTTGCCGACTCTCACAGGCGGAACATTTTCTTCAACGCCACCCTCACCCGACCCGCTTTCGCAGCCGCCAGCATGACGATGAGGATTAAACGCAGAGAACGCAAAGAATGCTCTTTGAGTTTTCTGCGGCAAAAAGTCAGGTAAAGTCCACTAAAGTCCATTAAAGTCATTCACGGTACTACCACTAATTGTGTGACGCTTATGGCGTGGCACAATTCAGCCAGCGATTTATTCGCTCCGTCATCCGGCTCATTTGGAACCAGGCGCCGGCCGGGGCGGATACTTTTCTTGAGGCGCTGAACATCTGCCAGACCGGCCAGTGGAAAAACGTGGGCACCGGCTGGACGGTGCAATCTTCCAGCGGCGCCGGTTACGCGACCAGCTTCCATATTCCATCCAGCCCGGGAGATCCCAATAACATCACGCCGCAATCGCTGCAGGAATTGTTCGAACAAATTCTTGAATACTACGGACAGGTAGCGGCGGCCGGAATCAAGGAAGATCAGGATTGCGACGCCACGCAATCCACATTTGTAGCCGCGCTCTGGGCAAATTTCCCGACGCTCAAAGGCACGACCAATAACTGGATGTACCTGAACGCATGAGCCGCGCCAACCCCATTATCCAGGGCCGCCGAGCTCCGCTGCTGACGCAGCACGAGTTGGTTGAAATTCGCGGCATGACCGCGCCGCGGCAGCGCTCGCGCGGCGATGCGCAGGCGCAATGGTACGACTCCAGCCGGTGGTCGCCGAACCGCTCATGGATCTGGTATCCGGTGCAGGACGCCAAAAAGGATCTGGACCGCTTCACGCGGTACGAGCTGAACAAGCGGGCCGAGGCGCTCTGGAAAAATTCACCCATCATCCGCGGCGTCATCAAACGGCTGGTGACGCTCATCATTGGCGTGGGCGCATTTCCTACGCCCAAATCAGCCAGCAAGGAATTCAACGCGGAACTAAAAACTTTTCTGCGCCGCAAATTCCGCTGTCCCTGCGTTGACAACAAAAAGGGTTTTGGAAATTATCAGCGCGTGAAGATGACCGGCATGTGCAAGCACGGCGAGAGCTTTACCGTATTTGTCCACGATGAACGCACGGGCGAGGACAAATTGCAGGGATTTGAGTGGCACCGCTGCGGCGGCACGCTGCCCACCTCTCCCGGCCTGCCGCAAAAAAACAAGTCGTTGGTTTATGGCAGCGCGGATGCGTTCAACACCAAACCATCGGATGCCACCTCCGGCGGCGATGGTATAGATTTTTTCCCGACCGGTTATCCCCGGCAATACAATTTCACCGGCATGGACCAGCCGGTGCCTGAAAATCTGGTGGTCCATCACGCCATTATCGAGCGCGACGAGCAGGTGCGGGGCGAGACCATTCTGGCGGCGGCCATCAACACCGCGCATGACATCAAAGACATCATTGATCTGGAAAAGGCTGCGGTAAAGGACGCCAGCGCCAAACAGGACATCATTCAGACGCTCTCCGGCGATCTCGACCCGGAAAGCATGCTCAAGCTGCCGTTCGGCGCCGGGCAGGGAAATTTCCCCACGCCGATGTCATTGCCCAAAGACGACTCGAACAAAACGGCTTATTACAATACGAAATTCCAGGGCGCGCCAGTGGTGCTCCGCACGGGAGACAAATACACGCCTTATGTGCCCGCCCGGCCCGGCTCGGCCTGGAGCGGGTTCATGGCGTATCTGTCCAACCTGGTGGTGCTTACCACCGGCCTGCCGCCCAGCATGGTGCTGCCGATAGATGTTGGCGGCACTGACATCCGGCGCGATTTGCAAATTGCGCAGCGGGTGGTGGCCATTTTGCAGGATGATTTCGCGGGCGACCTGCAGACCATAGCGGAATACTTCATCCAGGGCGGCATCGAGGACCGGGTATTCAAATCCAAAGTGCCGGAGGATTGGGACAATCTGGAATGGCATTTCACCGGGAGCCTTACGGTGGACCGCAACCGGGATGCCGACCGGCGCGCGGCCGTACAGGACGGGCTGCTTTCCACGGACGAATACTTTGGCGAGATGGCGCTGGATGGCGATGAGCAAATGGCCTTGATCGTGAAGGAAGCCAAACACCGGCGCTTCCTGATTACCGATATTGCTGAAAGTGAACCGTTTAAAAGCGCGGTGGAATTCAAACAATTCCTGAACCTGGCCGTGACCAGCGCGGTAAGTTTCCGCGAAACTTCACCCTCGCCGGATGATGACGCCGGCGCCGTCGGCGAACCCGCGCCGGGCAAAAACAAAAACCGCCAACTCCAACCGCAAAACGCATGAAAAAACTGCCCTTCAATTTTGATGTCCGGTGCCAGGCCGGAGATGACCCGGCGGAAATATCCATTCGCGGGATCATCGGCCTGCGCATGAACCCGGATTGGTCCATCACCGATGTTGAAACCGAGGTGCTCAATGAACTCGCCCAAATCCCGGCCGGAAAAAAAATCAACGTCCGAATCAACAGCAAAGGCGGCGACCACGGAATGTCGCTCGGCATCTACAACGCGCTTGTGCGCCGGCAGCCCGACGTCACCACATATAACGAGGGTTATTGTTGCTCCGGGGCCTCCCTCGTGCTTTGCGCCGGCGCTCGCGTGGTCTGCCCGGCAGCTTCCGTGACGATGATTCACATGGCTGCTTGTGCCGATTACGGCAACGCCGATGACAAGCTGAAGGTGGCAGATTTTCTCAAGGTCTGCGATGAGACGCAGGTGGCAGTTTATTCCAAGCGCATGGGCAAATCCAAAGAGGACACGCTGGCCCTGCTCAAGGCGGAAACCTTCATGTCCGGCGACAAGGCCAAGGAACTCGGCATGTGCGACGAGGCGAGCGGCGAAACCGAGCCGGAGCAGGAACTGGATGATGCCGAAGCCCGGCAGGAACTGGAAGTGATTTCCGCATTCAAAAACCCGCCCCAGATTTTACAGGATTTGCGTTCACGGCTCTCCGTGCGCGCACAGGCAACGGCGACACCGCCGCGGCCACCAACACCAAACCCCCAACCAAAGACAAAAAGCATGAAAAACATCATCACTGCGTTGGTGGCGGCTGGATTTTCCATCCCCGCCGACGCCGACGAAAACCAAATTCTGCCTCATATTCAAACGCTCATCAGCGAGCGCTCGAATTTCCAGGTGGAAATCACCAAGCACCTGGACGCCCGCAAGACGCGCGTGACAGCGCTGCTGGACGCGGCCGTGACCGAAAAGGTCATTGCCGAGACCCGCAAGACCGGCCTGCTGGCTATTGGCACGGCCAGCGCCAATGGCGAAACCGAAGTAACCGCGCAGATTGCCGATTTACGCGCAGCGCACGCCGCCAAAGCGCCCCGCGGCGCGCCCCCCGCCCGCCGGCCCGGCGAAGCGGATCCGGCCGACGTGGACGGGCAGATTGAAGGGCTCGTGGAGCAGATGGACGGCAAGGACACGACCGCTGAACAGCGCGGGGCACTGGCCATGAACTCGCTCAAGCTGCGCGGCCTGGACGGCTTGTTCAAAAAACAAACCGCCGAGCCGACAACCCGCAACTGATTTGCCGCCAGGCGAATTGAATCAACAAATAATTCAACCAAAAACCAAAATGAAAAACATCAAATTCACATTCATCTGGGCGGCAATACTTTTGGCCGCTGTCATTGGGCTGTTGCAACACAGTTTGGCCGCGTTCGCCCTGCTGCTGATTGCCACGGCATTCATCAACGCGGGCTTCACGCGGCCGGCGGGATGCCTGCGTGTTACCTTGAGCGTGCCGGAGCTATCGCAGCTCGTGCTGGAGGCATTCAAGATTCAAACGCCGGAATTATTCGAGCCGGGCGGGTTTGCACTGGACATCGAGAGCAAGACCGCGCGCTTGAATGACAAAATTACATCTCACATCGGCCAGGTTCCAACGGCGCAAAACTATGATCCCACACCGGGAGTCGGTTTTGCCAGCGGCGTACAGGATTCCACCGATCTGTTGCAGGACGTGCCGGTGACCCTGAGTTACTTCAAGCACGTGCCCATCCGCATTAAATGGCTCACGCAGTTGAGCAGCAAAATCAACCTGTCCGTCGCGTTGATGGAGCAGGGCTATGCGCTGCGCAAACTGCTCATTGACACGGCGCTGGGCGTCATTCTGCCGGCGAATTTCACGTATCAAAAGGCCGTCGATCCGGCCAACGTGAACCTGGACAGCGTGGAAGCCTTGCGCAGCAAGTTGAACACGCAAAAGGCCGCGCCGTTTGGCCGGTTTGGCATCGTGAGCACGGCTTTTGCCGGCGCGCTCCAGGCCGATCAACGGGTCGGGTCCAGCCTGTTTTACAACATGCTGAATGGCGACACGGCGTATCGCCGCTACAAGAACCTGGCCGGGTTCGCCAACATTTACGAATACCCGGACATGCCGTCCGCCGCCAATCTGAGCGGCTACTTTGGCGACCGGCGCGGCATTATTGTGGCCGTGCGCCCGATTGACTTCGCGCAGGTCTCGCCCGAGGCACTGGGCATTCCCAAGATCATGTCGTTCACCCCGATGGTTGACCAGGAAACCGGCCTGCCATTCGTGGCGGTTGGCTGGCAGGACCCGGGCACGGGCGATCTGTATATCAGCATCGGCATCCTGTTTGGCGTGGCCGGCGGAAACCAGGGCGGCGCTGCCAATACCATTACCGACCGCGCTGGCGTGCGCGTGGTGACCAGCGGAAACGACGTGTAATCAAATTCCCCTCTCCCCGACCCTCTCCCCGCTTTGGCGGGGCGAGGGAAGGGACCGGGAAAAATTCAACCATAACATTTATGATTCAAATCGGAATCAAACAGACGCCCGTCAAGGGCGCCCAGCCCAAGGTGGAAGTTTTCTACTGCGGGTCCGATGGCGCCGCGCTCCGCGCCGCCCACACCAAACTGATGGTCAAGAATGAGGATGCGAAGTTTTTCAGCATCGCAAATCCGCTGCTTGTACCATTGCAAAACGTCGTTCACGACACCACGGACCATCCCGATCAGATTGCGGCGCACAAGCGCCGGATGGAACTGGCCGAGGCGGCCAAACCGAAAGCGGCGCAAATCGAATTAACCGGGGCCAAAACCGCGTAAAACGGCTGGCGCCGTCACGCGGCGGGGCCAAACAAAAATCAACCAACAAAATCCAACCAATCATCAAAATGAAATTCACACAAAAAATTCTTCTTACCATCACCGCGCTGGGCGCGGCGGCGCTGACCGCATTCAGTCAGGGCATACCGCCGAGCGGCAGTTATACCGCGAACACGCTGACGCTGCCCGTAAGCACGCTGGCGGCCAATGTCACGACCAATTTTGGGTCGGGTTGGTCGAGCATCGGATCATACACGAACAGCAGCATCACGTTCAGTAATACCACATTTGTGACCAATACCACCATCGGGTATTACACGAACACGCTGTATGCGGACATGAGTATGCAGATGCAAGACGAGCTGGCCATTGTCATTTCTGAAACTGCCGGCATTGGCACGAATGTGTTTACGTTCGGGCACGGACTGGATTCAACCAGCGTGGACACCAACGCCACCTTCAGCCTGACCATCAACCAGCCGGCCGCCGGGGCCGGGCAGGCCAGCACCAATCTGCCGGCTTTCTGGAACGGAGGTTTTGGCACCGTGCGTCTGATCTCAATTCAATGGACGGCCGCGGCGGCCAGTTGGACGAATAATTACTTGAAATGGGCCACCAAGCGTTACGTCTGGTAATTCATGAGCATGGCGCGAGACATGGCGATGGCGGGCCAGACCGCCACCGCCGTCTTTGAGGAGGACGATGCAAAGAACCTCCGCACGGGCAAAACATTCCGCGCCAAAATTGAGCCGCTGGCCGACCTGGAACTGAATACCGAGCTGGGGCGTGATCCGAGGGCCAGCCACTGGTTCCACATTCTGGACCGGACGGTGGACATGGCGGCGGGCGATGAAGTTACGGCCCTTGGCGCCCGGTTCAAAATACTGCCGGCTGCCGCGCCGGACAATGCGGCCAGTTTGCATCTGAAATATTTGGCCATGCAACTGACGGTAAAAGACAACTGACCCTGAAACAAAATACAAAATGAAAACAAAATACACGCTGGCGCTTTGCGCCGCTTTAATTTCAACCACCATCCTTCTGCCCTCAATTACGAATGACCCGCGTATAAGGGCTGGAGCCCACACGCGGCGGGTTGCGTAAAACGACGGAGGCGGAAAGTGGCGGGCCGCGCAACAGGGATTTATTTACATGAATTTGATTTTTAACTTTCTCCGGGCGGTGGGGTTATTGAACCTTTCCCCATACGCCGTTCCAGCCGTCGCGCGGCGGATCCTCCCCGGCCGCGCGGCGGCATCTTCAGTGGTTAAGAATTGTTGGTTGAGGGCTGAGGGTTTTCCGGTAGGGCGCCGGTGCCCCGGCGCCTGGCGGCGCAGCAGCACCGCCCTACCCATATTGGCCTTTTTACTCTCAACTCTCATCCTTCAACCCTCAACCGCTTTTGCAGCTTACATCTCGTTTGCCTGGACCAACTATTCGGGTGTGCCGATTACCAATGATTTCAAGGTGGTCAAGATTCAGGATTCGTTGCTGGCTGATGGTACGCCCGTGCCCCAGGACATTCCCAAGCGCATTACCCCCGCCGCCGATGGGCGGGCTACGAATTGGTTTGAGCCGGGAGATTATTATGCCACCAATTCAAATCTGGCCCAGGCAATTTGTTTCAGGGCACCTGATGATGCCGGGCCGACAGTCTATTTTTTCACCCAGCCAGGCGTTTTAAGGTCCGGTCCCGGAGTCTATCTGACCCAAATAATTCCCGGCGGCAGCAATGCGGTCGTCAGTTTCAACCAGGTGACGAATGCGCTGGGGTATGTGCCGCCGCCAGCCTCAGCCACAAATGATGTTACCACCAATCTGACCGCGCTTATCAATTCCACTCTAAGCGGGTCCGGCTATACGACCACTAACAGCTTTGACCGGGGCACAAATGCGGTGACTACCAACCTGGTGGCCCAAATCAACGCCACCAATGCGAATCTGGCGGCGATGCTCGCTGACGGCACGAACGCGGCGATCGGCGCTACGGTGGGCACGAATACGCTCATCCGGGCGGCGCTGGTGGCGACCAACGCGAACCTGGTCGCGATGCTGGCCGCCGGAACGAACGCGGCCATCGGGGCGGTAATAACCACGAACACCCAGACGTTGGCGGCGCTGGCCAACGGCACAAACGCAGCCATTGGCGCGCTCATTGCCACCAATACTCAAATTCTGGCGGATTTAAACTCATCTAGCAACATGCTGCAGGTGCAGATCGCCGCCGGCGGGGTTTCACCCGTTCAACTTACGGCCGGCACGAACGCGGCTGTGGGCGCGACCATAACCACGAACGCGCAGACGCTGGCCGCGCTGGCGGCCACCAACGCCAGCCTGGTGGCGCAGATCGCCGCCGGCACGAACGCGGCCATGGGCGCGACAATCTCCACGAACGCGCAGACGCTGGCCGCGCTGGCGGCCACCAACGCCAGCCTGGTGGCGCAGATCGCCGCCGGCACGAACGCGGCCGTTGGCACCACCATCGCCACGAACGCGCAGACGCTGGCCGCGCTGGCGGCCACCAACGCCAGCCTGGTGGCGCAGATCGCCGCCGGCACGAACGCGGCTGTGGGCGCGACCATCGTCACGAACGCGCAGACGCTGGCCGCGCTGGCGGCTACCAACGCCAGCCTGGTGGCGCAGATCGCCGCCGGCACGAACGCGGCCGTGGGCGCCACCATCGCCACGAACGCGCAGACGCTGGCCGCACTGGCGGCCACCAATCAAACCCTCGTCGCCCTGATTGGCACTACCGCCGCCCAGACCGGAGTCTCATTGATAACACTTTACAACAGCACCGTCGCCCAGTTCGGCAACATCGTCACTAATATTATGGTCGGCACCAACCCGGTTTATCGGCTGAATACCAACCGCATTTGCATTTTAAGTTCCGGCGATGCGCTGGCCATCTCCATGAATTATGTATGGGTGGTAAGTTCAAACAAATGGATTGAACCGGTCACCGGTTACTGGGTCACGAACAACGTCAATAGCGGCAATCTCATTCTCTACACCGTCGGCGGATCGTCCCTGGACTCGTGGCCCAAGGCCACGTTCCACAAATCCACCGGCATACCCAGCGGCGACAGCGTGGCCGCCTACGCCTGTTACAGCGTGATTGACGACGAATCGTCAGATGGTGTCACCCGGACCAACATTCCCGGCAGCAGCATCGCCGGCAACATCTCTGGAGCCGCGGCCACTTTGGTTGGCTTGGTTACAAACAACGGCGTCCCGCCGCCGTCTAATACAAATGTCTATTGGGGCGATTCGTTGACTGCCGGTACTGGTTCCAGTAGTGATGCAAACCCGTTCGCGTTAGGTTATCCGGTTGTGCTGGGTGTGATGTTGCGCACGGCAACAATAAACCAAGGAGTGGGCGGGGCCGGTTCAACAGACATCAAGACAAACTTTTTGACGAAGCCTTCTCTGTGGGTGTATCCGACAATTATCTGGTCGGGCAGAAACAATTATCCGTCGAGCAACACCGTCCTGTCCGACATCAATGCGATGACGACAAACTTGGACCTGGTGGGGAACACCAACTATTTAATTTTGTCGGTCATCAACGAAACTAATGAATCGGCGGGGACTGCAACCTATAACCAGATTACAAATCTCAACACCTACTTGTCCGTCCTCTATTCCAATAAGTATTTTGACGTGCGAAAGTATCTGGTAAATGCCGCAAACACAAACAATGCCTGGGATGCCTGGGCTTTTGCAAACGATACCATAGCGACCTCGTTACATTCCGACGGCATCCATCTGAATGCTGCCGGTTACGAATTGGTCGCAGAGGGAATTTTGACGACTCCGTTTTTAGGCCAAAATCAGAAAGTCGTCACGGAGGGGAAGGTTCGTTTGTTGATAGGCCAAGCCCTTGCGAATCCACCATATATCGGGGGTGTTACCCCAAATACTATTTATACGCCATACATTAGAGTAAAGGCTGCTTCATCAGATATTTATGGTGGAAACATAATGGATGCTGCTGACGACAATATAGCTATCTTCTCCGGTGGCGGTGTGGTGTATTTCCGAAATCAATACACTGGAGCCGAGCAGACATTGGGCGCTCCCTCTTATCCTGTCAGCGCAACTTACAGCGACAACGTATATTCTACCAACTTCACCGGCAACGGCTCCGGGCTGACGAATCTTAATTCTTGGGGCAACTTGAGCCACACCAACAAATCGGAAATATACGGCAGTTACGGCAGTTCCGCTGCTTTAGTTATTACGAATTGGTCAAGTATTTCAACGAATGGATTTTCCGGCAATGCGGTGCTCGGGGTATTGACTAACTTATCTGCTGGAATCTTTTCAATTCCTTACACCTTAGATGTTGAAGATGGGGGAGACAACGGAATATTTTTCTCCGCCGTTTGCACCAATGACGTGCAGGCTTCTGTTGGCTGTCCCAACGATGATTCATCGGCGATAAGCAGTTCGGCAACTGTTATTCTTGTTGAGGGGGAACAGCCTATGTTTCTTCCGGCAGGAACAAAAATTGATTTGAGGGTTTTGGCCGGAGGGGGTGCGCCATTTTCGGTCAACAGCGCCCACCTTCATGCGCATAAATTACAATGACCCGCAGCCTATCCATTTTGAAGCGGACTCGTCTGACCGCCTTAAAGGTGTTCATCGGCTTGTCCCTTTGCGTCTATTTCTTTTTTTTGATGCTTCCGGTAATCATGCCCCGCGGCTACGATTTTAGTTGCACGAACGTTTACCTCTTTACCCGCCTCAGTCACCACCCCCTCAATTTCAAAGGTGAGAACTATGAACGGGAATTCCCCATTTTCACCACCCGTGTAGCTCCCCAGTTTGTTTCCGGCAAGATATGGGACATGACCTTTTCCCGTGCTCAAAAGCTATTGCAGCAAGGACGGCCTGTTCTTGTCTGGTGGAATGGTTATGCTTTTAACCCGTTGCAGATTTCCTTTGGCCTCTATCAAACCGGATGGGTCGCGCTGCTCTTTGGGCTGTTTATCTATTACCGGCCCGATGCTGTTTTCCTGATGTTCGGCACCTTCGCCGGATTGATGTATAACCTGACGGTTCCAGCCGGAAGTTGGTGGCTGCCGTGGGACATGCCCAGCCTGTGTTTATTCACTTGGGCTGTTCTCGTGTTCCTGAAAGGTGAATACCGGCCATTGATGGCTGTAGTTTTCTTGGCCTCCTTATTCAAAGAAACCGGACTCGTCTGCGCCTTACTTATTTTGTTTGGGCCGTGGTCATGGAGAAAGCGGCTGCTCGGTTTCGCCGCCCTCGTGCTCTCTTTTGTTATCTGCCGTAAATTCCTCATGTATGCCAGCGGAGCAACCACCATCCTGCTTCCATTCAATGAAGCCAATGACACCGCCAGCGTCATCACCCTGGGATTGCAGCACGTAAAATATAATTTAGGCGAACTCTTTTCATTTCACCTGAACAGCCCATTATTCACGAACTGCGGACTGCTCTTTATGATGCTGATACTGCCGGGCCGCGTGGCCCTTAAACTGGTGGCGTTTGTCTTTGTGGCTGGTCAAATTTTTGCGGGTAACTTAATTGAGTTCCGGTGCTTTTACGAATTGCTGCCCTTGGGCCTGATGCAGTTGAGTGATTTCCAGAAAGGAGAAGCACCATGAAATGCATCTTCTCAATCTTGGTTTGCCTGTTGCTGGCTGGCTGCGCGACCAGGCCCGTGCCAAAGCCTACAGCGGCACAGTTGCAGGGGTGGGCTGACCGGCGGGTGATGCTGCAAGACCAACTGGAAGCCCTGCTGCCGCCAGCGCGAAGCTCGCTACCAACCAACGTCACCAGTATTGTTACGGTGCCGCTGGCCGCCGCGGGCGTTCAGGCCACAATCGTCAAGACCAACAAACTCGTCGTGTGGTGGATAAACCTGACCAACGGGTGCAAGTTGGACTTCATCACGACGAACGGCATTTACTGGCAATCAAACATCAGTTGCCCAAAGCCGTTTGTGACCACCCGGACGTGGGCGTTTGACGCCTCAAAATTCTATACACAACTGGCTCAATACGATGATAGTTCGCACTTCACAGGAATTCATTTTCAACCGCAATACAGAACCAACATTCTGTCCGGCTGGAACAATTTTGGGCCGTCCATCACGAACCTTACCTTCACCGACTCGGTGACGAACTGGCAGAGGTTTTACCAGGTCAATCCGGTGTCAAAATGAGACGCCCATTTTTAACCCAACGACAAGTGCAAGTGGCTAATGGCATGTTGGCTGGCAAAAAGGGGGTTGCCATCGCTGCCGACCTCGGCATCAGCGAAAAGACCGTCGAGGAACACCGCGCCCGAATCCTACGCAAGACTGGCTGCGCCTGTGTAGCCGAACTGATGCGGTTTGCCATTTGGATGCAACTGGCTACACTCGCATGAAACAACCAACGAAAGGGTGAATGGACAAGATGCCAAAACAATACGAACCTGTTCCGGCAACCCTGGCGCGCGTTGAGCAAAAACTCGATGACATATTGCCATTGGTTGCAAAACACGAAACCCGGCTCGACGCTCATGATGAGGAATTCAAGAACGTGCGGAGGTCAATCGGCAAACTTGCGGTCAGGGTTGTCGGGGCAACTTCCTTTGTCGCCGGGGTAGTCTGGTTGCTTGACTTTCTGATTAATAAAAAATAGGTTGAAATTATGGAACCGACAAACGCAATTCCCATCTTGAACCAAATCGGCAATGCAATGCCTGCCGCAATTCAACTGCACTGGCCGGCAGTCGCCATCCTCATCACCTACATCACGCATGTTAACTGGTCAACCGTCCAAACTTATTGTGACACCAGAACGGGCGGGGCAATCCCGTTTCTTTTCCATTTGTTTGTCGGCAAACCTAAACCGCCGGCGACCCCGGCACAACCAACGGAAATCAAACCATGAAGAAACTACTCTCAATCATCGGCGTGGCGGCCATGCTGGCCACGGGCGGCAATGCGCGGGCACAGACGTTTCAAGATGACCTGAATAACCTGTGGAAAGATACGCTCGGGTCGAGCAATATGGTCTATGCGGGGTTCGCCGAACGCAAGCTGACCGGCAACGCGGATTCCGCTGGCCTGATCGGGGCTTTCAACTTCAATAATAACTTTGCCATCATCGGCGGCATCAACCATCAGTGGGCCAGGGGCCAGGCCGGATCCACTTACAACATCTCCGGCGGCATCCAGCTTCAATTGAGGGTTTATCCGCTCCATGCTTTTGGGTTTACGAACTTTTATATCGTGCCCTTTGGCGTGACGGCCGTGGGCACGCCGGTAAATGGCGACAACGGCGGGAACCTGATGAACGCCAATCGGGCCGGGGCGAACATTCCCATTTACACCTGGACGATCAACAAGAACCCGCTGGAAGTGTCTGCCGGTGGTTTCTACGGCAATCAGACGGGCACCGGCAAGTATGACGGGAACTGGGCCGGCGTGGACATTGCCGTGAGATGGGGCGATGGCGGGGCGAGCATGGCGGCTATTGACCTGCGGACGAAATACGCCATGCGGCAGCAAGACCGGGATTTTTAAAGAATGGCGGCGCGGCAGCACCGCCCTACCCGGATAACAATGATTCAAATATGCGCATACCAGGGAACGTCGCTGATCAGCCGGCTGATACGCTGGCAGACGCGCTCGCGGTATTCACACATCGCAACGCGGTTCACGGCGGATAAATGGGTGAAGCTGGGCGACAGCGAGAAATATGTCCACGCGGGCAACGTGATCGAGGCGTGGGAAGGCGGGGTGCGCCTGGCCGGCAATATCAGCACATCGCACACGCCGGGCACGCGGGTGGATTTGTTTGAGTTTGCGGCGCCGCTCACGGCTACGGAAGAGCAGGCAGTGGCGCGCTTTCTCGTGCGGCAGTTGGGCAAGGGCTACGATTACCTGGCCATTGTCCGGTTCATAACGCGGGAGCCGGTGAACCGGTGGCAAAAGAGTCGGTGGTTTTGCAGCGAACTGGTGTTTGAGGCGTGCCTGACGGCGGGCCGGAACCTGCTGGAACGGTGCGCGGCGTGGGAGATGCCGCCGCGGGACATCCCGCGCAGCCCGCTGCTGAAGAGCGCGGGACATGAGGTGACGCGATGAACCAAAACTTTACAGGAGATAACGGAGGGAACGGAGGGGGACGAGCCGGCCCGCTCTCTGTTTTCTCTGTTTGCTCCTGTTCAAAATAAATGAGCGACACGATTACATGCGATGTGGAGCTG